ATGACGAAGCAAATCATCGTGATGGTCGCTAACGGTGCATCCCTGATCGCGATTTTCATCGCCGGGGCCATCTTTGAAAAGCGCTATCACCAACGCAACAGGAACAACCGCAACAGTAAGGTCAACAAGGACTGAAGCATGGCAAAGCTGACCCGCGAACAAATCGTCGCAATCGATCACGAACTGTCCAGCCCGTACGGCATGGTGCAACTGATGTGCGACAGCTACCGCGTAGACGTGCGCGTCGAGCGCGCGAAGGGCCTGAGCTACACCCTGATGGTGTACGTCAATGGTGCATGGCATCCGGCCTGGATCAAGGGCGAATGCGAGGAGGCCAAGCGCTTCATGCGTCCGGTGTCGCGCTCGCTTTTCACTGCGAAGCGCAAGGCAGAGCTTACGAAGTCGTTCGGCAAGCGCGGTGTAAAGCAGGTATTCCCTGAGCTGGACAAGAAGATCACGCAGTACATGCCGACCTGGTCGTCCGCCAAGTCGATGCTGCGACACTTCCTCAAGACCTGCGAGGATGTCAGCGTGATGCACATCGGCTACCCGCTGCAGCAAGACAAGGCCGCCTGACCATGGCATCGCGTTCCGACCTGGCCAAGATTCACATCGCACGCAAGCAGCTGGCGATGGACGAGGACACCTACCGCGACATGCTGCAGGCGGTAGCAGGCGTTAAATCAGCCAAAGACCTGGACGACAAGGGTGCGGCCAAGGTGCTGGCACACCTGCAGCGCTCGGGCTTCAAACCGACCAAGCAGACAAGCCAGCGCCCGCGCGTGACGGACGGCCGCGCAAGGCTGATGCGCAAGGTCGAGGCGCTGCTGGCCGCTGGCGGCAAGCCTTGGGGCTACGCCGAGGCGATGGCCAAGCGCATGTTTGGCATCGACCGCCTGGAGTGGTGCGACCATGACCAGCTCTGGCGCCTCACTGCCGCGCTCCAGATGAGCGCCAACCGCAACGGGTAAGGCATGCAGTTGGACAGTGTGCTGGGCCTGCTGCCCCGCGTGATTCGTCAGATCGTGGACACCGTTGGCGTCGCGGTCGCACTTCAGTTGGTGGAGACGTTCGGCGGTTCCACGTACCGCGTGCCGATGCGCAAGACCGAGACCGGCGAAGCGCAATTCCAGCGGGTGGCCCGCGTCATCGGCGAGCCGGCCGCCATGCGGCTGGTCGAGACGTTCGGCGGACAAGAGCTGTACTTTGCGACGTGCGCCGAGGCCCTGCGTGAGTTGCGCAACCGTCAAATTCGCGCCGAGTTCGACCGCCTCACGCAGACCGAGCACATGGCGGCCATGCGAGCCGTGGCGGAGATGGCCCCGCGCTACCGCATGTCGGACCGGCAAATCTGGCGCATCCTGAACGAGACCGACCGGGACGGGCCAGCAACAACCCAACAGGCCAGGCTATTCTGACCTGGCGACATCTAGCAAGCCCCGCCAAGCGCGGGGCTTTGTCTTTGGTACTCCCTGACATGCGTCCCGCTCCAGCGCTGGACGCGCACGCGCGAGACTGCGCCCGTGCGTTGCGTCGATGTCCGACGCGACGGTTTGGAGCAGTTACCCATGGCCCCGCGTGGCATTCGCAACAACAACCCCGGCAACATCCGTTGGGGCGACACCTGGCAAGGTCTCATTCCCGCGCACCAGCGCACCGATCCGGCATTCTGCCAATTCAGTGAAGCGCGCTACGGCATTCGCGCCATTGCCTGCGTCCTGCTGAACTACCGCAACAAGATCGGCATGCCGAGCGTTGGCGACAAAGGCATCGACACCATCCGCGAGATCATTTCTCGCTGGGCGCCACCCAACGAGAACGACACCGAAGCGTACATCGCCAGCGTGGCCCAGGCTGTGGATGTCCACCCGGACAAGCACATCGACCTGACCAATCCGGCCGTCATGCGCCCGCTGGTGACCGCGATCATTCACCACGAGAACGGCATACAGCCGTACAGCCCCGCCGTCATCGACACGGCGCTGCGCATGGCCGGCATCGAATGATTCGGTCGCTGCGAAACATCCCCAAGCGCCTGGCCGAGCTGGTCACCGATCCGGAGACCGGCCGGCTGTCGCACACCAAGCTGTGGCCCAACGTCGCCAATCTGGCGGCCACGGCCATTTTCCTGCGCGATGGCTGGGACCACCGGCTCACCGCAGACACCTGGGGCGTCTACCTGGCCGCTGTGGGCGGCTACACGGTTCTGATGCGCCTCGCTACCCGTAAGGCCAAGCCCGATGCGTGACCGCCTGTTTAACCTCGTCCTGGGGCTGTTGGTCGCCTTGGTCGGCGCCATGATCGCGGCCGGAATCGGCTACCAATTCGGCGTTCGCGCCGCCAAGCAGGCCGGTGACCTGGAGCTGGCCACCTATCAGCGTGGCCTGGCTCAGACCACGGCCGACAACCTGGCCACGTCCCTACAGCGTTTCGGCCAGCGGGTTGCGTTCGGCAGCCTGCTGACCGGCCAACTGGTGGACCAGGAGCGCAAGCACGCGCTGACGGCCGCCAACCTCCATGCCACGGTGCCCCATGTCACGACTCCCCAATCCCTGCCGGCTGATGCCCCTTGCGTTTTTACTCGTGGCTGGCTGCGCGTCTACAACGCCGCCATTGGCGCCAATGCTGCAGTGCCCGACGCCCCCCAAGGCGCCGGCCTATCTGCTGAAGCGCCCGACGCCACCGCAACCGCTGCTGGAGAGGACGTCGCCTGCGCCAACCTCACCCCGGCCGACGTCCTGAATCACGTCATCGACTACGGCCAGCGTGCGAAGGACCTGGGCGCGCAGATAGACCGCCTGGCCGACTTCGAGGACGGCGCCGATGTTCAGTAATCGCACGCTGGACGAGGCCAGCCGCCTGGAGCAATTGGAGCGGGACACCGCAGTGCAGGCCATTCGGGCACGCATTCCGACAGGCGAATCCGCTCACACCTGCAACAACCCCCAATGCGGCCAGGAGATCCCCGAGGGCCGCCGCCTGGCCGTACCCGGCTGCCGGTACTGCATCCATTGCCAAGCACGCCTGGAACGCAACAAACAAGGAATCTGAATGAATCAGGACAGCCAATCGCAGGCGCTCGGCCGCATCGAGGGCAAGCTGGACATGATGCTGGAGAACCAGAAGCGCCAGGACAACAAGCTGCAGGAGATGGACACCCGTCTGCGCAATGTCGAGGTGAAGGCCGCCACCACGGGTGCACTGGCTGGCGCGCTGGCGTCGGTATGCACGTCCGTGGGCGTCGCCATCGCCAAGGCTAAGTTGGGCTTCTGATGGCGTACGACCAGGCTGTCCGGGACAAGGTCCGGAGTGCGTTTGTTTTTCAGCGGCTGTCGCTGGAGTTGGCCGCCGTCGCGGCCGGTGTGCCGATCAGCACGGCCCGCCGCTGGAAGGCGGACGCCAAGCGTGCGGGCGACGACTGGGACAAGGCCCAGGCCGCGCAACTGATGGCCGGTGGCGCCATTGAGGACATTGCACGTCAGATGCTCGCCGGCCTGGTACTGCAGTACCAGGCATCGATGGAGTCCCTGCAGTCAGACACCAACCTGAAGCCGGCCGACAAGGTGCAACTGCTGGCGAGTCTCGCCGACGCCTACAACAAGACCATTGCCGCGTCCAAGCGCATTCTGCCCGAGACGTCCGAGCTGGCCACGGCCATGGACGTGTTGCAGCGCCTGGCCGCCTACGTGAAGGAACACCACGCCGACCTGGTCGCCCCGTTTGCACAGATGCTGGACGGGTTCGGCCAGCAGCTGGCGCGCGACTATGGCTGATACGAAGGTCACCGAAAAGGAGTTCCTGGAAGAACTCCGGGAACTCGGCGCCGCACTGCGGCGCGACATCGAGGCATACCAGAGCGGCCTGGACCCGAGTCCGGCCGCGGTTGCTGAACGGCGCCGCCGCGTCCTGGTCGACGGCGATTTCCAATTCTTCGCCTACACCTACTTCCCACACCACATCCGTGGCGAGCCGTCGCTGTTCCAGGCGCAATTCTGTACGCGCTTCCCACAGCTGCTGCGCCAGGTGGGCGGCGTCAAGGAATGGTGGATCGCTCCACGGGGCGAAGCCAAGTCGTCGCTGTTGACCAAGATTGGGCCGGTATGGATTTCGGTCCAGGCGCTTCTGCAGCGTGAGGAGGTCCGCAAGGAAGTCGGGTGGCAAGGCCCGCCACCGCCCTTCATCGACTACGGCATCCTGCTGGGCGCGGAAACCAAGCTACCGACCAAGCTGCTGGAGGTCATCAAGACCGAGCACGTGGCCAACGCGGCCCTGGCGGTCGACTTCCCGGAAGTGTGCGGCAAGGGGACGACCTGGAAGGTCGGGGAAATTGTCACGCGCACGGGCGTCAAGTTCGAACCGTTCGGCGCCGAGCAGGCGATCCGGGGCACGTTCCATGGCGCGTCCCGGCCCAAGGTACTGTTCGGCGATGACTTGATTACCGATGCTGAGGCAAAAAGCCCGACCGAGCGTGAGAACCGCTGGACCTGGCTGACCAAGGCAATCGACTACCTGGGGCCGCCTGACGGAACGGTTAAATACCTGGGCGTCGGGACCATCCTGGACAAGGATGACCCAATCTCGCGCGCCAAACGCACCATTGGCCACGTCGTCCACCACTTCCGCGCGCTGGTGAAGCTGCCCACGGATATGGACCTGTGGGAGCAGTGCGAGCAACTCATGCGCAACGCCGACAAGCCGTTCATGGAAGAGGCCGTTGCGGCCGGCCATGTGGTCGCCGAAACGGACGTACCGTCCTACCAGTTCTATCTGGCCAACAAGGTCGCCATGGACGAAGGGGCCGTGATTTCGTGGCCGGCTGTGCGCTCGCTGTTCTGGCTGATGCGCCAGCGTGCGACTGCCCCCAAGGCATTCGCGACCGAAATGCAGGGCGACCCGCGATCCGAAGACGACAAGACGTTCGGAAACATGACGTTCTGGGTCCAGCGCCTGCATCACTGGATCATGTACGGCGCGTGTGACCCGTCCATGGGCAAGGGCGAGACGTCCGACCCGTCCGCAATCCTGGTCGGCGGACTGGACACCTGGAACATGAAACTGCATGTGGTCGAAGCGCGAATCAAACGGCGCGTGCCGTCCAAGCTGGAAAGCGACCTGATCGACGCGCAACGCGAATTCAACTGTCGAGCATGGGCGTTCGAGAACAACAATGCCTACGAGCACATGCGGACGTCGTTCATGGTCAATGCCATGCGCAAAAGCGTGCCGCTGCCGCTGGTCGGCGTTACCGCCACCGTGGCCCCTGAAGTGCGCATCGACTCCCTGGAGCCGTACATCACGGACACGACGTCACCCATGATCCTGCTGCACGCCAGTCTGACCGCGTTGCTGGCGGAGTTGGACAGTTGGCCTGAACCGCAATCCGGACACCACTACGACGGCCTGACCGCACTGCATCTGCTTTGGTACATCGCCAGCACGCGGGGCAACGGGCACTTTGAATTCACCCCGGCCGGCCGCCACCACTCGACGGCCGAGTCCCATAGCGACACCGACGCACACTCGCCGCTCGGCGGCAACTGGTAACGACCATGGCACGAATCGTTGACGTCAACGGCAACCCCATCCAGCAGGGAATCCTGCGTACCCCGCAGACCGCCGAGCTGGCCAACCTGCGGATGGAGTATGCCAACCACCCCGCAAAGGGCTTAACGCCCCTGAAGCTGGTCCGCATCCTGGAGGATGCCGAGCGCGGCAGCCTGCAGGCACAAACCGAGCTGTTCCAGGACATGGAGGAACGGGACGCGCATATCTTTGCGGAAATGAGCAAGCGCAAGCGGGCAGCGCTCAATATCGAGTGGACCATTGAATCGCCGCCGAACCCGAGCGCCGAGGAAAAGAGCCAGACGGACATGCTCCGCGAGCTGATAGCAGGCGTCCCCGGTCAAGAAGACATGATCCTGGACGCCCTGGACGGCATCGGACATGGGTTCTCCATGCTGGAAATCGAGTGGCAGCAGATCGGCAAGAACTGGCTTCCCAAAGCGCTGCACCACCGACCGCAGTCCTGGTTCCAGGTCTCTCGTTTCGATCAGAACAAGATTCATCTGCGCAACAACTCCCCGGACGGTGCGGAGCTGATCCCGTTCGGCTGGATCGGGCATGTTCACAAGGCCAAGTCGGGCTATATGGCGCGCGCTGGCCTGCATCGCGTGCTGGCCTGGCCGTACCTGTTCAAGACCTACGCGGTGCGTGACCTGGCCGAGCTGCTGGAGATTTACGGCATCCCGATCCGCCTGGGGAAATACCCGAGCGGAGCAGGTGACAAGGAAAAGGCCGCGCTGCTGCGCGCGGTCACCCAACTGGGCCACGCGGCGGCGGGCATCATCCCCGACGGGATGGACATCGAATTCCAGGCGGCGAGCACCGGCACCGAAGTCCCGTTCCAAACCATGTACGACATGATGGAGCGCGCCGAGTCCAAGGCGATCCTGGGCGGCACGCTGACCAGCCAGGCCGATGGCAAGAGTTCGACCAACGCGCTGGGCAACGTCCATAACGAGGTGCGCCACGACATCACTGCTTCCGACTGGCGGCAGTTGAGCGGGACGCTGACCCGCGACTTGGGCTATTCCCTGCTGGCGCTGAACGGTGGCCGGGTGGATGACCCGCGCCGCATTCCGCGCGTGGTCGCCCACGTGCGCGAGCCGGAAGATACTGGCGCGTTGGCGGATACGGTCGGCAAGCTGGTTAAGGTCGGACTGCCCATCGGCCAGGAGTGGGCTTACAGCAAGTTCAACGTACCCAGGCCGCAGGAGGGCGAACCCCTGCTGAAGGCAGCGCAGACGCCGGCACCGTTCCCGCCCGCTGCCGGCGTTGCCGAGAATCGCGCGCGTATCCGCGCAGCACTCGCTGTGCTGCGCGAAACCGAGGCCGCGCCGACGTTCCCGGACCAAGCGCTCGTGGATGGCGCCGTCGACCAACTGGGCCAGGACGGCGACCTGCAGCGCCAGGCGGCCGAGCTGCTGGCCAACCTGCTGGCCCGCCTGCAGGAGGCCGAGTCGGCCGACGCGGCGCTGGGCCTGCTGGCCGAGCTGTTCCCGGACATGAACGACACCCAGCTGCAGGAGAGCCTGGCCAACATGTTGTTCGCTGCCGACTTGGTCGGCCGCCTGGCCGCAACCGACGAAGCCCTGGAGTAATGCGTGGCAGCACTTTCCGACGTCGACGTGCGCGCCGTCTTCCGGATGAAGCCGGAAGACGCCGTAGCTTACGTTCAGCAAAAGGGCCTTGCGGTAAGCTGGAACTGGTACGAAGTACGCGACGCGGCTCATGCCCAGGCGTTCACCGTGGCCAAGGTTGCCCGGCTGGACGTCCTGCAGGACATCCGTGATGCGGTAGAAGCCAGCCTAGAAAAAGGTTGGGGCCTGGGCCAATTCAAGAAGAACCTGACGCCGATCCTGCAGGCGAAAGGCTGGTGGGGAAAACAAGTGATTGTCGATTCTGACGGCGGTGCCGAAGTGGCCCAACTGGGCAGCCCGCGACGGCTGGAGACCATCTACCGGACAAACATACAGAGCGCCATGATGGCCGCGCGCTACCAGCAGATGCTGGCCAACGCCCGCTTCCGGCCCTACTGGCAGTACATCGCCGTGATGGATGGCCGCACACGTCCGTCCCACGCGGCGCTGCATGGTAGGGTATATCGCTACGATGACCCCATCTGGCACTACTTGTTCCCCCCCAACGGCTACAACTGCCGTTGTCGGGTCGTGGCGCTATCCGAACGCGACATGAAAGCCAAGGGGCTGGCGCTGTCGTCCAGTGCTGGCCAACTGGTGACGCGAAAAGTGGACGCCGGCATCGATCCGCGCACGGGCGAGGTGTATCGCACTGAGCAGACCGGCATCCGCCTGGTGCATGACGGCAAGCCCATCGTGTTTTACCCAGATGTCGGTTTTAACTACAACCATGGCAATGCAGCCTTCGACCGGGCCGTCCAGGTATTGACGCAAAAAGTCGAATTCGCCGACCCCGAACTTGGTGTGCGAACAATGCAGGCATCGCTGCGATTTGCGCTCCCCCGGCTCTCGGCTGATTTCTATAGCTGGGCGTCGAATGTGCTGGCTGCTGGGCAGGCAAGCAACAATTACCGCGTGGTGGGCGCACTTACGGTTGATGTTTTGGACGCGTTGCACAAGCTTGGAGTTAAACCCCGAACGGCCGCCTTGACGATCCGAGACACCGACCTACTGCATCTGGCGCGTGACAGCAAAATGAAGCGTCCAGGTGCCGTTCCCTTCGAGGAGATACTGTCTCTGCCTGGACGAATGGCGGTGCCGCAGGCCGTGCTATGGGACCTGGACGACTCTGGCCTTGTCTATGTCTTCCAGAGCGATAGCAAACAGAAACAAAGCTGCGTTGTGGCGCGAGTCAGCGTCGGTCAGCAGGCGCACGACGCCACCGAGCGTCAGGGACTGGAGCGAAATGCAGTCCGAGCGGTGGACCTAGTAAAGGCGGCAGACCTGGTCAACGCGGAGCGCTACCAGTTGCTGGCGGGAACAACGCAGCAGGAGGGGCAGAGATGAGCCAAACAATCGATCTGGTAGTCCATGACACGGCGCTCAATGCGGTCTTTGACCGCTATCAGGACCGTCTCACGAACGCCCAGCCGGCCATGGCTGGGATTGCGGAAATCCTCGTAAGGCACACGTCGGACGCGTTCGAGGCCCAGGGTATCCCGAAGTGGGTCGACCTGGCCGAATCGACCAAAGCACAGCGCGAGGAAGCCGGCACCTGGCCCGGCATGATCCTGCACGTTACCGGCACGCTGGCCAGCTCGTACACCCCGTCGTCCGGAAACGACTATGCGCAGGTGACTAGCTTCTTGCCGTACGCCGCTATCCAAAACTTCGGCGGCAAGGCCGGCCGTGGCCACAGCGCCACCATTCCCGCGCGTCGCCAGATTCCGGTGGACGACAACCAGCAATTGCTCCCCGTCGCCCGTGACGATATTCTGGCCTTCATGGCCGACTACTTGACCACCCTCTGAAATCGGCCGCCAACCCGCGCCATCATGCGATTTCCCTCATAGGGCCGATAAAACACCCCTAGAAGCTGCGCGACGCTGATTTGGCGGGCACCCGCCCAACACGGACGCCACCCAGCGTTAAGCCCGCGTTAAATGCGTTTCTAGAGGCATCTGCGCGGGTCACCCACACCGCGCGAGCGCGAGCGTCAGGGAGCGGACTCCCTGACACCCGTCCAGCTACGAGCGCAAGGCCCCCATCGGCACGATGGCGGCATGCCTACATCACTCGGCCTTGCCGTCCTGTCCTTCCCTGTCGAGCTGACCACTGCTGCAGTGACTGCGCCGCTGCAGCTGCTGCCAGCCGGTGCGTTCCGCTCCCGCGATGGTCGCCCGACCGAATGTCCCGCCTGGGTCTGCACGGCCACGACGGCCCAGCGCCTGACCGAGCTGGCGAACGCGGATAACCGCCGGATCGTCATCGACTACGAACACCAGACGCTCAACGCCGAGAAGAACGGCCAGCCCGCACCGGCTGCCGGCTGGTTCAAGGCGCTGGCGTGGCGCGACGGTGTTGGCCTGTTTGCCACGGATGTGGAGTGGACGGACAAGGCCCGCCAGATGATCGAGGCCAAGGAATACCGCTACGTGTCCCCGGTGTTCACCTACGACAAGAAGACCGGCGAGGTGCTGCGCATCTTGCACGTGGCACTGACCAACTACCCCGCCCTGGACAACCTGCCCGAAGTGGCGCTGCGGGCGGCGGCGCACTTCCAAATCCCCCAATACCTGGAGAACGCAATGCCCGAATGGCTCAAGAAGCTACTGGCCCAGCTCGGCCTGAACCCCGAAGACGAAACGGCTGTGACTGCAGAGCTGACCACGCTCAAGACCGCCGCTGACGCTTCCGCCGCGAAGGACACCGAAATCGCCGCACTGCGCGCGAGCGTCACCACGAAGCCGGACCCGGCTAAGTACGTGCCCATCGAGACCATGCAGGCCCTGCAAAGCCAGGTCGCCTCCCTGACGACCACGGTGCACGGCCGCGAGGTGGAAGACGTCATCGACGGCGCCAAGAAGGCCGGCAAGCTGCTGGCCCCCCAGGAACAGTGGGCGCGCGAGCTGGGCGGCAAGGACATTGCAGCGCTGCGCTCGTTCGTGGCCACCGCCCAGCCCATCGCGGCCCTGACCAGCATGCAGACGGCCGGCAAGAAGCCGGACGGCGTCGGCCAGACCGGTCAGCTCAGTGACGCCGACATGGCCGTCTGCAAGGCCATGGGCCTGGACATCGAGGCATACAGGAAGACGCTGCCGACCGCCTGAGCGTTCAGCCAGCCCATCAATCCCCCAATTCGCACATGGAGTAGGACATGGCAGCAGCCACCTCCGACCGCAACACCGAGCGCCGCGCCGGCAACAACTTCGCCTTCCCCATGAAGGGCGGCATCCGCATCCGCCTGGGCACGCTGGTCGTGCTGTCGGCCGGTCTCGCCCTGAGCGGTCGTACCGGCACCGGCCTGGTCTGTGTCGGCATCGCCGAAGAGACCGTCGACAACACAAGCGGCACGGATAGCGCCCAGACCATCAAGGTCCGCAGCGGTGCCCTTTGGCGCTTCGACAACTCGGGCGGCGCCGACCAGATCACGCTGGCCGACGTGGGCAAGAGCGCTTACATCGTCGATGACCAGACCGTGGCCAAGACCGACGGCGGCAATGCCCGTTCGGTCGCCGGAACGGTCCGCGACGTGGACACCCAGGGCGTCTGGATCGCGCTCTAACCGCGCCTGCAGGCCGCCCCCAACTACCCGGAGCAATTCAATGGAAGTCAACCGCACGAACCTGGACGCGATGTTTCGCGGGTTCAACCTGTCGTTTCAGCAAGCGTTCGATGGCGCACCGTCCGACTACGAGCAGATCGCCATGACCGTGCCGTCCACCACCAGCCAGGAGGTCTATGCATGGCTGGGGCAGACCACCCGATTTCGAGAATGGATCGGCGACCGCGTCGCCCAGAATCTGGCGTCGTCGGATTTTGCGATCAAGAACAAGAGCTGGGAAAACACCGTCGGCGTCAGCAAGGAATCCATCGAGGACGACAGCTACGGCGTCTACAAGCCGCTTATCTCGCAGATGGGGCAGGACGCCAAAGAGCATCCCGATGAACTGGTGTGGGGTCTGTGGCAGCAAGGCTTCGGCGCCCCTTGCTACGACGGTCAGTATTTCTTCGATACGGATCACCCCGTCATCAAACCGGGCGGCGGCACTACCTCCGTGTCCAACTTCCAGGGGGGCACCGGTCCCGCGTGGTTCCTGCTGGACACCTCGCGCGTGGTCAAGCCGATGATCTACCAAGTACGCAAGCCGTACACCTTCGTGTCCATGGACAAGGAAGACGACGAAAACGTCTTCAACCGCAAGGAATTCGTCTATGGCGTGGACGCCCGCTCCAATGTCGGCTTTGGCCTGTGGCAACTGGCCTACGCCAGTCGCGAAGCGCTGGACTCGAAGGCGTTTAACGATGCCTACGCACAGATGCGCTCCGTCAAGGGTGACAACGGCCGGACGCTGAACATCCGCCCCAAGCTGCTTGTCGTGAATCCGACGATGCGCGCGCAGGCCCTGGAAGTCGTCAAGGCCGAGCGCAACGCCAACGGTGCCACCAACATCAACCGCGATGTGGTCGACGTGCTGGACACGTCCTGGCTGGCGTAACCAAACACCTCCCCGGAACGCCCGCGCGACGCCATAAGTGCGGGGGAAGACAACCAGGAACCCCTGGCGCAGTAGCCGGGTTCCTGTGCAAACAGAAACCATTTCAGGAGGGCCATATGGCCAAGCAAGTCAAGGTGTTGCGCGTCATCGGCAAGCGGGAGGGATTTCGTCGCGCTGGATTGGAATTCGGCGCCGTTCCGAAAAATATCCCGCTGGAGGCGCTTTCTGCGGACGCACGTGAGGCGATCCAGAGCGACCCGATGCTGGTCGCGTACCCAGTCGACATGATGATGGACGACGCCGGCAACCTGTCGGAGCTGGTCGGCGGCACCAGCGGCTACACGCAGGCGGAGCTGGAGAAGGCGGCGGCAGCGCTGCAGGACGGCCGCGACCGGCTGGCCGCTCGGTGGAGCGAGCTGGGCGCGCGTGAGGCCGACCTGGACGCCCGCGAAGCCGACCTGCAGGCCCGCGAGCAAGCGCTGGCCGCTGCTGCCGCGAAGAAGCCGGACAGCGACGCAAGCACCAGCACGTCCAAGCCCAAGGCCAGCAGCAAGTAACCCGCCATGACGTACTGCACCCAGGCTGACCTGGTGCGCGAGTTCGGCACTGTCGAGCTGGTCGAACTGACCGACCGCGCCGACCCACCCATGGGCGAGATCGACGCGCAGCGGGTGGCCGAGGCCATCGCGACGGCCGCCGCCGAAATCAACGTGTACCTGGAGGGGCGCTATTCCCTGCCGCTGGCAAGCGTCCCCACCGTCCTGCGCCGGGTGGCGGTCGACATGGCGCGCTACTTCCTGCACGTCGACATCGGCGAGGACCACCCCGTGGCGCAGCGCTACGCACGCCAGATCAAGCTGCTGCGAGGCATCGCCGACGGGACGCTGTCTCTGGGCCTGGATACGGCAGGCGCAGTCCAGTTGCCTGCGGACACGATACAGGTGGCTGCAGGCCGCAACGACTGGGGGGCCAACTGGTGAGCGCGCAGGACTACTTCGCCATCGAGCAGCCGCTAGTCGAGCGCATCAAGGCAGTCCTTCCAGAAGTGCCGCACGTGGTGACCCAGGAAAGCGCGGAGACCGCCAAGGACTGGCGCAATGCTCCGAGGGTGGCCCACGTCATCTACATGGGCGACGAGGTGCCCCAGGGTCCGCACATGCAGGGCGGCGGCGCGGTGCAGTGGACCGGCCAGGTGTGGCTGGTCGTGCTGGCAATCAAGCACGCGGGCACGCAGCGCAGTGGCGAAGGTGCGCGGCGCATCGCTGGCCCGCTCATCTGGAAGCTGTTGGCGGGTCTCACTGGCTGGCCGCCGCTGCCGGGCTGGGCACCACTGCACCGCGCCCCCGGCCCCAAAGCGTCATACAAGGACGGCGTGGGCTACTACCCCTTCGCCTTCCGGACTAACTGTCTGATACGAGGAAAACCATGGATATCCAATCCATAACCGTCGAGCTGATCCAACCGCACAAGCACGCCGGCAAGCCGCACGACAAGGGCGACACCGTACACGTTTCGCCCCTTGAAGCCAAATGGCTGCAGGACAACGGGATTGGCAAGCCGGCCAAGACCGAGGACGGCCCGGACACCACCCCCAGCGCCCGCAAGCGTTAAGCGCACGGTCGCACTCCCTCAACTATCGGAGATACCACAATGCTTCAACCCTATTTCTACGGTCAGGGCAAGGTCCTGGCCGGTGTACGGCAAAGCGGCGTCATCAAGGCGATGCGCTGGCTGCTGGATGTCAGCGCGCTGGAAGGGTCGTTCTCTGTTGACCAGAAGACCCACAAGGAAAGCTACACCGGGCAAGCCGCAACTGCGGTCAAGATCGTCAGCGGTCGCGCGGGCAAGATCAGCATGACCGCGATGCAGTATTCGCCGGAAAACGTTGCGCTGGCCGTGCATGGCACCACGAACACCGTGGCGGCCGGTTCTGTGACGGGCGAAGTGCTGCCGACTGGCCTGCGGGCAGGCGACATCATCGCGCTGGACCATCCCAACGTGTCGGACCTGGTCATCACGGATTCGGCGGGCCAACCTGTCGACACGGCCAAGTACGAGCTGGCCGCAGCGTTCGGCTCGATGGAGTGGAAGGACGTGACGGGCCTGGTCTACCCCCTGAAGGCGGCCTACAAGCACGGCGCAAGCGTCGCCACGTCGATTTTCACAGCGAGCCAGCCGGAAATCTTCCTGCGCTATGAGGGCATCAACCTTGCCGACGAGGGCCGCCCGGTCATCGCGGAGTTTTACCGCGTGTCCACGGACCCGCTCAAGAAGCTGCCGCTCATCTCGACCGATATCAGCGGCATGGAGCTGGAAGGCGAAATCATGCTGGACCCGGCGCGGCCGTCCAGCCCGGAATTTGGGCAATTCGGCCGCCTGGTCCAGGTTCTGCCGAACGCCTAACCAGCAGGACGCATACAGCCATGGCACTGACCAAAACCACCCACGTGACTGACCGCGACGTCCAAGTCCGGGAACTCACTGTGCAGGAGGTGCGCGACTGGTATGCGGCGCTGGCCACGTCCACCGACGAAGTGGACGTGGTCGGCCTGCTGCTGTTCGGCGACGTCACCCTGGGCGATATCGAGCGCATGACGGACCTGACGCCGGCAGCGCTGGCCACCCTGGCGCCCAGCGATGTTGCGCGAGTCATCGCGGACGTCAAGGAGGTGAACCCGCATTTTTTCGACCTGCGGGAACGGCTCCGGGCGCTGGGCGCGCAAAGCCTGCCGACGGCCGCACTCGGCTTGCCGAAGTTGAACGCACCGCCTGTTCCCTGATCCGCGCCGGGCACGCCCACGCCTGGACTTATCCCTGGTCCGTCTACCTGTCGGCCTGGGACGAAATCGTGAAGTCCTCCAAGAAGTAACCCCCGCGCCGTGCCGGCACCACGGCATGGCGCGGGTTTTAACCGTCTACGCATACCATGGATATCGAACTCAGGCTGCAGCTGAAACTACTGGCGCAGGAGTTCGTCCGCGCCATGGGCGAGACCACGACGCAAACCACTTCGTCATTCGACACGATGCGCAAGGGTGCCACGGTCGCGTCAAATGACATCGAGGCCGCCTACCGCGCTCTGGGCATACAAAGCAGCAAGGACATCCGCGCGGCCGTCGACCAGATCGAGACCGCCTACAAGCGCCTGGCCACCAGCGGCGAGGCGTCGACAGATGACCTGATTCGAGCTGCCCGCGCTGCCAAGCAGGAAATCGACCGCCTCAACCGCTCGATGTCGGTCAACACCGCCGCCGATGCTTGGGGCACGCTCGGGGTGCGGTCGATCAAGGATATTCAGCTGGAGATTTCGCGCACGCGCTCCGCCTACTACACCCTGGCCGCCAGCGGCACGGCATCGATGGCGGACCTGGAGCGCGCGGCAGCGGCAGCCGACCAACGCATTGTCCAGCTGCAGCGCGACATCGCTGGCAGCGGCTTCGATGACAGTTTTGTCACGCTGGGCATTCGATCCTTCGACGAGCTGCGCGCGGAAATCGCCCGCGTACGCACCGCGTATGACACGCTGGCCAAGTCCGGACGCCTGAGCGGCGAAGAGCTGGCGCGGGCCGCTACCGCCGCCCAGGACCGTATCGCGGCGCTTAACCGTGAGCTGAAGGGCGACAAGGCCGACGCCGGCATCGAGGCGTACAGGACCCTAGGTATCCGCGCCTTCACCGACGTTCGGGCCGAGATCGAGCGCACGCAGGCTGCATACCGGACCCTGTCGCAGAGCGGCAAGCTGTCGGCTGACGAGCAGGCCCGCGCCCTGAGCGCCACGCGCGAACGTGTCGCCGCGCTCAAGCGCGAGCTGACTACGGCCGGCAACGAACGGGCCTACGAGGTGCTGGGTGTGCGTTCGCTACAGGCCGTGCGCGCCGAGCTGGCGCAGACGGAAGCCGCCTACCAGCGCTTGGCCAGGTCGGCCGACCTACCGGCGACCGAACTGTCGCGCGTGGCCACCGCTGCCCGTCTGCGCATGCGTGAGCTGAACGCCGAACTGCAGGGCACCGGCACCGCCGCGCAGACCAGCGCAAGCGGCATGGGTGGCATGGTGCAGTCGCTGCTAGCTGCAGCGGCGGCCTATGTGGGCTTCCAGACGGTCCTGTCGGGCGCTCGCATGGTCATGCAGGATGCGCTGGCCCTGGATCGCATCCAGACCGGCCTGACCGCCATTACCGGATCGTCGGAGAAGGCGTCGGCCGAATTCGCGTTCATCCGGGGCGAGGCACAGCGCCTGGGCCTGAACCTGGCCACGGTCGCCCAGGAGTACACCAAGCTGGCCGCCGCGACGCGCGGCACCAACCTGGAAGGTGCCAGGACGCACGACATCTTCACGGCCGTGACCGAGGCGTCCACGGTGCTGGGCTTGTCGGCCGACGAGACGGCCGGCGCGCTGCTGGCCATCCAGCAGATGGTCAGCAAGGGCACGGTGGCCGCCGAAGAGCTGCGCGGCCAGCTCGGCGAGCGCCTGCCCGGTGCGTTCCAAATCGCGGCCCGCGCCATGGGCACCACCACCCAGGGATTGGGCCACATGCTGGAGCAAGGCGGCGTGGCGGCCGATGTGTTCCTGCCCAAGTTCGCCGCCGAGCTGCGCAGGACGTTCCAGGACGGCCTACCGGCCGCGACCGCATCAGCCCGAGCCGAGTTCGAGCGCTTGCGCAATCAGGTATTCGAGACGGCCGCATCGGTCGGCAAGTCCGGGCTCAATGACCGCCTGGCGGAGGCCGCACGCCTGCTGTCCGAGAAGCTGGCCGATCCGCGTGTCCAGCAATTCCTGCGCGAAACCGGCATCGCCCTGGGTGACTTGGCCGTGGCCGTAGCCAAGGTGTCGGGCGAGTTGGTCAAGATCGGCCAGATTGCCGGTGCCGGTCTGCTGGCCAGCAAGCTGACGGGCGGTTTTGCTGCCGCTGGCCAGGCAGCAACTGAGGCCGGCCGCCAGGTCAGCCTGCTGCAGGCCGGCGCCATGGCGCTGTCGCGCATGAGTGTCTATCTCACCGTCGGCCTGGTAGGCATCGAGGCGGTCCGCGCGGGCGTCCAACTGCTGTCGGACTACGCCATGGAGCATCGGTCGCTGACCGCCGCCGAGCGCGGCCGCATAGCCGAGCTGCGCGGCCAGTTGCCAGCGCTCAAGGCTGCCACCGAAGCGCAACAGCAATACGCATCGGTACAGCTGCGTTCTGCCGAAGAGCTGGCTAGGCTGTCCCCGCAGCAGTTGGCAGCCTACCGCGAGCAACTGGCCGCCAAAAAGGCGCTGCAGGTGGCCGAAATGGGCCTGTCCATGCGGACCGAGGAATTGACCGGCCTGCAGCTGCAGCAGGAGAAAAGCGGCCGGAACAGCGCCAGCATGGTTAAGCTGCTCGCCGACCAGCATGCCGAGGCCGGCCGCCAAGCGCAGCGCTGGCAAACCGACCTAGCTCAGACCAATACAGCCCTGGCCGCTCTGGATGCAGCCACCCAGGGCACCGCCAGCAACGTGCAGGCGACCATCCTGCCGGCCGTCAATCAGTTGCTGGCGGCATTCGACGCGCAGATTGCCCGAGGCCCTGAAGTCGCCACCGCACTGGGCAAGGTGTTCGAGGGCATGGACCCCAACCGCTTGGCGAGTGTACAGGCCGTGGTGGCCACGCTGGACGAGCTGGCGGTGCGCGGCAAGGCGACCGCCCAGCAAATCCGCACGGCCCTGGAGAAGGAACTGGGCGGCCTGCAGCTCGATGGCCTGGTCCGCTTCCAGACCATCGCTCAGGCCGCGTTCGGCACCAGCGCTGATGATGCGCGCCGCCTGGCCAACGTCCTGGACACCACGTTAAAGCTCGCCCTGGACAAGATGGGGCTATCCCTGGAGGGCACGCGCACGGGCCTGTCCAAGCAATTCGCGGACATACAGGTTGCGTTCGACGCGCTGGTATCCAACGTGCGCGCCAAGGCCCCGGAGATCCGCGCGGCCACCGACAAGCTGATTGACTCCGCCAAGACCGCCCAGGAACTGCAGGCCGCGCAGGCGCAGCTTCAGGCCCTGGGCGCCAGCGGCAAGGCGTCGGCCGACCTGATCGCTGCCGCATTTGCCAAGGTCCAGAACCGGCTGCGCGAAGTATCAGCCGCGAGCGTGCAAGCCGCGCGTGACCAGACGCAGGTCGTGCAGGCCCAGGCCGAGGCGCAACGCGCATCCAACGACGTGACGCGCGCCAATGCGCAGCTGATGCGTGAGGGGCGCACGCTGGCCGAGGCGCAGGCACGTGCGCAGCGCGAGGGCACGGCGGCGGCCAGGGACGCCGCTGCCGCCCAGCAGGCTGTCGTGGATGCAGCCCAGGCGGCCGTTGCGGCGGCTGAGGCCGAAGCGCGCGCCCTGCGCAACGCGGCGACGGCCGCCGAGGCGCAAGCCCGCGCCAAGGATGCCGAGCGACGCGCGCAGCTGGAGGACACCGACAAGGCCCGCCTGGCGGCCGAGCTGGCCAAGCAGACCGCCGACCAGGCCGCGCGCCTGGCCGAAGAGAGCCGGCAGGCATCGATCCAGGCCAAGACCCTGGCTGACAACTGGAGCGCCGTGGCCGACCAGGCGAAGGTGGCGGCCAGTGATGTGGCCGCGACGGGGAGCGCCACACGCGCGGCCGGCAACGCGGTCGCGGACGGCCTGGGCGGCGGAGTTGCCGCCGTCATCAACGACATCCGCGAGGGCGTGCGCGCGATGGGCGAGGATGCGGAGCAGCGCTTTACCCGGCTGACCGGCATGTTTGGCCAGCCGACCGACGCGGCTGGCAAGCTGGCGGCCCAGTTGGCCGACGCGCGGCGCGAACTGGACCAACTGCAGAGCAATCGGCCTGTAGGCGATGCCATCGGCATTACAACGGCGCTCAACGGTATGGCCATGGCCGCCGCCCGCGTGAAGGTGGAAACGCTGGAAGCCCGCCAGCGCATCGAACAGATGAACGCGGCGGCTGTCAGCGGCGCCAACTCTGCCGAGCTGATCGCACGCGGCTACACCGCTGCCGGCGACGCCATCCGCCAAAGCACGCGCGATGCGGTCTCCGCCGCGCAGAACATGGCCAACGGCGCCAAGAGCATCCACGAAGAGCTGCTGCGCCTGCAGGGCAAGGAAGAGGAGATCGAGCGCCGCCGCTACAAGCAACGCCAGGCGGACCTGGAGCTGGAATACCAGATCGCGCGCGCCAAGCTCAGTACGGCCCTGGCCGAGGCCAAGACGGACGCCGACCGTGCCGCACTGGCGCAGTCATCCAGCGCGCTGGAACAGGGCTACCAACAATCCCGCCGCGACCTGGCCCAAATCCACCGGCAGACGATGGCCAACATCAACGCCGAGGCCCAGGCCAAGCGGGAAACCGCCGCCGAAGAGGCGCGCAAGGCCGAGCAAGAGCGCACCGCGGCCCTGGCCGCATCCCTGGATGCGGCTCGTCAACAGGCTGCCGCCCGCGTCGATGCAGTCGGCGCAGCCGTCAGCGCCCCGACCACCGCCGCCCGCTCGGCCGCCGCGAACACCGCTCAGCAGCCCCGCACCGTGCGCGTCGAGCTGGTGGACAGGCAGTCCGGCCGCACCGTCGCCGCGCACGTGGACGAGGGCACCGAAGACGAATTCATCGAAATGCTACGCAAGGACAAGGCCCGCGCATGAAGCTGACCAACTTGACCACCCAGGCCGTGCTGCCTTTGCACCATGACCTGCTGTGGACGGACGAACACTCCTGGAGCAAGGCGGTATCGACTGCCGACTACAGCGTCACGGGGGCGCTGATCGTAGAGACCGCCACCAAGCAAAGCGGCCGGCCGATCACGCTTACATCGCCCACGGAACAAATGGCCTGGCTCAAGCGCGCCACCGTCGACACGCTGCGCAGCTGGGCCGACGTGGCCGGCCTGCGCATGCAACTGGACACCCCGGACGGCCGAGCCTTCCGGGTCGTTTTCAGGCACCACGACGGCGCCCTGGAAGCCAAGCACATCAAGGAATTCCCCGGCTATGACCCGGCCGACTACTTCACCGCCACGCTTCGACTGATGGAGGTCACCCAATGATCGCGGAAGACGATATCAAGCTGATGAAATCCGAGGTGCTGCTCGACACCGAAGACGGCGGCGGCCGGATGACCAGTAACGCCGTCGTCGACGGGTTGTCCAACAACCTGTTTCCGGACATCTCGGCGCTGGACCGCACCTATGGCCGCGTGGCGCTGCGCAAGGCGTATGCGGCCGTCGACACCAGCAACACGGACAGCTATTACGGCGTGCAGGCCATCGTGGCCGAGGCGCCAGCCGATCCGCGCGTGTCCCTGGCGCTGTTCAGCACGAAGAGCTGGGCGGACCGCCGAACCGCAGCGCGGGACCGCGTGGAGCAGTATCTGGCGCGCGGCCCGAAGTGGCCGGGGCAACTGCTGGAGAAACAACTGGCCGGCCAACGGGCCATCACGCTGCTGCTGAAGGCTGGCGACGCGCAGCCGGCCACGGGCCAGTCCATGGTGTTGGTCCAGGACGAGGGCAAGGCGACCGAGTATGAGCAATTTGTTCGCGTCACGCGCGTGACGGCGACCACGCGCGAATTCGTCACGACCGGCAGCGGTAGCACGACCGTGCGCTTTACCGGCATCGTGTGCACGGTCGAGCTGAGCGATCCGCTGCGCTACGACTTCAGCGGGCCGGCGCCGTCGTATTACGACGACATCACGCCGCAGGCGGTATGCCGTGACACGCGCGTGGCCGATGCGGCCAAATACTTTGGCATCCAGCCGACCACGGCCGCAGCCAAGCCAGGCGATTTAACCGTCAAGGTGTCGGACATCTTCACGCAGCTGGTGCCGTCCGCGCAAAGCGAGTCGCCGCTGGTCGATGTGCTGGCGTCATCCAAGACGACACCCGTTGTCAGCAGCGCCATCCAGGGCTTCAACATGCAGATGACGCTGTCCGGCGCGCTGCCCTGGGTCCGCTTCCTGTACCTGGGCGTTACGCCTGGCTCGCTGTCGATCGCGGCGCCTGGGGGCACCGTAACGGATTCGGCTGGCCAGCTACTGCAGAACGGCAGCCAGGTCGGCACCATCGACTACGCAACTGGCAAGGTGCAGATCACGTCCAACGTGGGCGGTGGCACTGTGGGCCTGAGCTATCTTCCTGCGGTGGCGCCGGCACGCTCGGCGGAGAGTGCTTCCATTGAGATCGGGGCGGAGAACCGGGGCAACGTCTACACCATCAACCTGAACCCGACGCCCGCGCCCAGGAGCCTGTCCATCGCGTACATGGCGCAAGGCCGTTGGTACGAGCTGACAGACCAAGGTGGCACGGGCAACACAGGCGAGGTGCGCGGTGCGGACAGCGCCATCGGCAGCGGGTCGGTCAACTACACCACCGGCTCCGTTGTGCTGACCACAGGCGCCTTGCCTGACGCCGGCACCGACGTCCTGTTCTTCTGGAGTGGGCGGCCGAACTACATGGTTCGCCAGCCGAGCAGCACGCAGAAGCCGGGCATCGTCTTCCGCATCGAGCAGCCGGGCAATACGCGCTATCTCGATGGGTCGGCCACGATCACCTGGCCACGGGCCGGCAGCGGCAACTACATCGCATCGATCAACGCCGACGGCAGTATTTCCGGCGACGCCACGGGCAGCATGCGCTGGGACGGTACGGGGTTCGAAGTCAAGTTGTACCCCAATGCGCTGCCGGCCAAAGGCGCCGTGTTCACGGTCAATTACCAACTGGGCGAGAAGCGCACCAAAACGTTTCCGGCCGTGGTGCGCGACCCGCAGGGCAATGTGAGCGTGACGGTGGATGACCGCAACATCCTGCGCAACAGCATCCGCCTGCAGTGGAGCATCGGCATTGCTGACTTCGAGGCCATTTCGCGCGTGCCGGCGACCATGCAGACGGTCAGCCAGGTGGACACCAGCGTGCTGGCCCGCGATACCGGGGGTGGCGCACTGGCGCGCCAGATCGGCACAGGCTTTACCGTCCTGGCTGGCGCGGTCGACTATGCGGCCGGCTCGATGACGTTCGGCCCCGACATCACCGTGTCGGTCCCGCAGCCGGAATACAACGTCAGCGCCATCGGCTTCGCGGGCGGCCCGTTTGGCGCAGGTGCGAGCCTGATGTACCGGAATACGTTTGTCGGCATCGGCTATCACAACGCGGCGGGCGCGTACGACGGCGGAGCCATCACGGTGGAATACATGGTCCAGGCCACGACGCAGGCTGCCAACCAGCAGCAGCTCACGGTGGACAGTTGGTCCATCGACCTGACCGACCACTATGGCGAAAAGGTTGTGCCTGGCTCGGTGCTGTTCACCTGGGCGAGCCGGACCTACTACGACCAGGCGGGTTACCTCTACACGGATTTCGACCCGGCGACCGGGTCCGGCGTCCAGGCCGGCACGATCAACTACAGTTCGGGCATCGCCGAGGTGACCGTATGGACCAGCGGCGGCGCCAACGATACGGGTATCAGAAGCCTGCTGACCGAGGTAACCGGTCAACCGGTGGACTACGTCGTATTTCGCGTGCCCGCCGCCCCGGTTCGTCCTGGCAGCTTGCAGGTGCGCGCGGCACCGGTATCCGGCCAGCCGATCAGCGTCACGGCCGACAGTACGGGTCTCATCACGTCGCCAGTCTGCGTCGGTGTCATCGACTACCAGACCGGCATCGTGCGTATCCGATTCGGCCGCCTGGTCGACGCAGCCGGCAACGAAAACAAAATCTGGTACGACCAGGCCGCTGTGGTGTCCGGCAAGATTTTCGAGCCGCTGCCGGTCTACGCCGACACGATCAAATACAACGCCGTCGCCTACACGTACCTGCCGCTGTCGGCCGATGTGCTGGGACTGGACCCCGTGCGCCTGCCTGGCGACGGCCGCGTGCCCATCTACCGGAAGGGCGATGTGGTCGTCGTCCACCACGCAGCGCAGAAGCAATTCCCCGCGTCTCCTGGTGCCGGCACCGTGGTCGATGTCGGCCGGGTTCGCCTGGCCAGCCTGCGCGTTGTCGACAGCGCTGGCACCGCGCTGGATTCCGCCGCCTACGCCGCCGACTTGGACGCCGGCACCGTCACCCTGAAGAGCGGATTTAGCGTGACCGGCCTGCAGTTGCCGCTGTTCGCGGTTCACCGCATCGAAGACATGGCGGTAGTGTCGGACGTGCAGATCAACGGCACCTTGCAGCTCACAGCGTCCCTTACGCACAACTTCCCGGCAGGCGAAACGCGGGTATCCAGTGCGCTGGTGATTGGCGACCTGCAGGCGCGGGCGTACAGCCTGCTTTCGCAACAGAGCTGGACAAACGTCTGGTCGGACACGCTCATCGGCAACCCGACGACGTCGCAATACAACGCGACACAGTACCCGCCCGTGGTCACCAATCGCGGAGCGCTGCAAGAGCGCTGGGCGCTCATCTTCACGTCCACAACGGATTTTCGGATTGTCGGGGAGTCGGTAGGCCAGGTCGGTACCGGCACGGTCAACGCGGACACCGCGCCGCCGAACCCGGCCACGGGCGCACCGTATTTCACGATCAAGGCCGCAGGCTGGGGCGGCGGTTGGTCACAGGGCAACGTGCTGCGATTCAACACCGCTGCCGCCAACTATCCCATTTGGATCGCTCGCACGGTCCTGCAGGGGCCGGCCCAACAAATCAACGACAGCTTCCGCGTTCAGATTCGCGGCGACATCGACCGATAGGACACACAGGCACACCATGAGCGTTAAACACTTCCTCAGCTCCGACACAGGCGCCCCCGTTCTCACCAATGCCGCAGGGTCGCTTCTGAGTGTCATGAGCGCTTGCCTTGAGACGGGCTACAACACCAAGCAGGTGCAATCGATCACGCAGGTGGGCGGCGTAGCCACCATGACACTGGGCGCCGGCCACGGCTTCCGGGTGAACCAACGCCTGTTGGTTGCAGGTGCGAACGAGGCCGCCTACAACGGCGAGCAGTTGGTAACGGCCGTCAGCGCCACCACCGTGACATTCGCTGTACCTGCAGGCACCGCAGCGGCCGCCTCTGGCGACATGACGGTCAAGGTGGCGCCGCTGGGGTGGCGCAAGGCGTTCACCGGCACCAACAAAGCCGCGTACACACCGGTATCCCCTCAAAGCCTGGGCATGTACCTGCGCGTCGATGACTCGGGCGCGTCGGCGCGCATACGGGCCTACGAAACGATGGTGGACATAGACACCGGCACGGGGCCGTACCCGACCGACAGCCAAAGCAATGGCGGTGGCTGGTGGAGCAAGCAAAACGGCGGCTCCACCACGGCATGGGCCATCGTGGGGGACGAGCGGTTGTTTTACATCCTGCTGCTGCCCTACGGGCTGTCGTCGGGCGGTGCGCTCTGCGCGTTCGGCGACATCCTGGCTGCCGCCTCGCAAGACGCCTACGCCAATCTGCTGGCAGCGTCAGCAGAGGATTTCAGCTACCGGGGCGGTCTGGTGTGGTGCGACCTGGCCTTCCCGCAGGGCTTGGGGAATGGATGGTTTCCGCGCGGCTACGCACAGATCGGCAATCCACGACCGGCGTCGTGGTCGTCGTTTGGGTTGCCGACTAGCTCAAAGTACAGCGGAAGTGATGGCGGTAGCGGGAACGCGCTTGCGCTGGCGTTTCCCAACACTCCCGACAATGGCGTCCTCGTCAACCCTGTCCACATTGGTCACGACAACGCCCTGCGTGGCGTGATGCCTGGCCTGTATCACACGCCGCAGAACTGGCTGGGAACGTTCTCGCATGGCAAGGTCATCGAGGGCACCGACGCGCTGGCTGGCAGAAATCTTTTGGTCCTGCAGTCAGGCAACCCAAACGGCAATCTGGGCACGATGGGCATGGTCGCCCTGGACATTACCGGCCCGTGGCGCGTCTGAGGGGCAACGATGGCCATTACCCCCTTCGGGGCCGTCGTGTTGCTGCTGCATTGCGATGATGCAGCCAACAGCGCGACGCTCGCAGACGCAACACGGTACGCGCAGCCGGCCCAGTGCTATGGCACCTGCGCACCCAGCACTGTGCAGTCGATGTTCGGTGGCAGCTCCGCCAAGACCGGCAATGCCAATGGCAATTGCTTCGCCGTCGGCACGAACCAGAACATGGATTTCGGCGCAGCCGACTTCACCATCGAAACCTTTCTGTACCCGGTATCGCAAGGCGCCGACGGCGGCGCCGTCGTCGGCCGCTGGAACGGTGCAAACAATGATTTCCTGCTGTTGCGCGACTCGGATGGAGCGCTACGGGTCTTCATCAACGGGGCACAGCTGTTCGCCACGTCGGCCGGCGCCTTGCCGTTTAACGCGTTCTCGCATGTAGCGCTCACCCGGTACAACGGGGTCATAACGGCCTGGGTGAACGGAGTCGACAAAGGGCACGCCGACTTTGCTAGCGCAATCAACTTCACACGTGGGCTGCCGCTGTACTTCGGTCAGGCCAGCCAGGCCGGGGGCGACGCCTGGCTGGAGGCGTACTACGACGAAATCCGCGTCTCCAACGGACTGGCCCAATACACGAGCGCATTTACGCCACCGGCCGCGCCATTCGGAGTCGGAGACGATGCCGACCCATTCTTCAATAACGTCTCATTGCTATTGCACTTTGACGGAGACAACGGCAGCCAGGCTGTCATCGACAGCAGCATCAACGGTTTGACCGTGGCGGTGCAAGGCAATGCCGTATTGAGCACGGACGGCAAGCTGTACGGCAGTGCGTCCCTCCTGCTCGATGGCAACAATTCCTTCCTGACGATTCCGAATAGTGACGGGTTTTCGTTTGGCACCGGCGACTGCACGCTGGAGCTGTCTGTGAAGTGGTCCCGCGTGCATCACACCTGCTTCATGCAGCAAAGCGAGGCCACAGGCGGCTACATCCTGAAATGGACGTTCGGCTGGTATAGCGGACGGCTCACGCTGTCGGGCCACAATCCGGCTACGTCCGTTGTGACCTGGATTGCAGCCGACTGGGCACCCGAAGCAAACACGCAGTACCACATTGCCTGCGTGAAGCGCGGCACGTCGTTTTCCATGTATGTGGACGGCCGGCAGATCGGAGCGGCCGTCAGCAGCATCCCCATGCCCGCCGTCAATTCGCCGTTGTATATCGGCCGCTTCTACGATTCTCCGCTATCGCCAGACGCGGGCAATATGGATGGCCGTTTCGATGAAATCCGGATCACCAAAGGGGTGGCCCGCGAGGTGGCCACCTACGCCCCGCCCATCAGCGCCTTCCCCAACAAAGCAGGGGGCACCGTCACGGTTAGACCGCGCATTACGCGGCTACTGGAAAGCGCGCTCAATGCCTACACGCACCGCCGGCCGCTTGCTTCTGCCGGCGCAAGACCAGGGAGTGCAACGCTGCGTGTCCACGATCACGTCAATGGTGGCAAGGGCAGAATCAGCGGCACCGTAACGGTCAACGGCACCCCCAGCCGCCGCCAGCTGCGCCTGTTCGTGGCCCGATCCGGCATGATCATTGCGCAAACCTGGAGCACGCAGGACGGGGCATACAGCTTCAAAAGCATTGCGCCCGACCGCGAATACTTCGTCGTCGGCCACGACTACATGCGCATCTACAACGCGGAAGTCCAGGACATGCTGACCCCCGAGGTGGCTGCATGATCGCGTATTCCAGCCTAGTCATTGCGGATCGCCTGCAGGCGTTGACGCGTGCCATCGACGCGGCTGGCACGCCTGGCGCACTGCGCATCTACGGGGGCACGGCACCCGCGCGCGCGGGTGCGGCCGTGGCCGACCAGCCGCTGTTGGCGTCCGTTGAATTCGGCTATCCATCGTCTGCTGGTGTCACCGGTACGGCGTTGTCCCTGTCCATCGCGCTGACCACGCCTGTGCAGGCCACAGGCGCGCCGACGTGGGCGCGAATCGTGGATGGTCACGGCCGGTTCGTGGCGGACCTGGACGTCGGCGTGGCTGGCGCCGCTGTCCAGATCGGCGCGGCCAAGCTCTACGAGGGCGGCGACCTGGTGTCGGACGGCATCCTCACGCTGTCCGAGGTTTAACTCATGGCCGACCTGCGTTTCCGAAGTCCCTACAAGGCCCCGGCCGGTGGCGCGGTCGACCTGAACTTCAGCGCGGGCGACGACAAGCAAAACGCGAGCTACAGCGTGCATGTCACGTCGGCCGCGCCGACACTGTCCGGTCGCATCGTCGCGCGACGGCCCCAAGCTGTCGCGGTGGGGGCTGTGCTGCAGAAGGCAGCGCCAACCCTGGCGGCCTCCCTGGCCTACGACAACCGAGTATGGCGCACCAAAGGGACAGCGCCAACGGATACCTGGCGGGTGGGAACGATGCAGCGTTCTGGCACCTCCGAGCGCTGGCAGGTCGGCACGCCAAGCGGACGCAGGATGACGGTGCCCTGGCATCGAGGCGGCGGCCTGGCCAACAGCCAGACAGATGGGTTCCAGGCCAACACGCCACGGCCGGCTGCCGTTTCGGGCACCTGGTCCGAGACGACACAACGGCCAGTTGAGACCGCATCGTCTTACCAGGTCATGGAGGGCCGCCAGCTCGGCGCTCGGGAGAGATGGCAAGACGCGCGCGCCGTCCTGCAGGTCCGGTCAGATCGCACCAACGCGCTGCAGCCGGCAAAGCTGGCGAAGGTGCTTCCCTGGGGCACGGGTGCAGCGCTCGCCGTGTTGTTGCTCTCGCATGCCGGCGCTGGCCAGGCGCGTACGGTCCTGCAGCGCCTGCCCTGGGAAGGTGCTCGCCGAGCGCCGCCAGGCCGCGAGCAAGCATCCGAGCCACCAACCACGACGCCGTATCACGCGAGCGCAGACCTGTACCTGGGGCGCCGGTTTCGGCCGCTCGATCCGCTTGCCGTACCCATTTCTTTCGGGCGCCGCTCCGCTGTAAGTTCGGTGCCTGTCCTACGTGTCTACATCGTGACGAATGAAGTTGATTTCGTGCGCCTGCCTGGGCGCGAGCCACTGCACCCGCTGTCGGTCAAGGTCGGGCTGGACTACAGGTCGTGGGCTTGGAAGGTGTCGGCCACGCTGCCCTACGCCATGCTGCCGCTGGTCGATACAGCCGAGCTGGGGCCGGTAGAAGCCGAATTGACCATCAACGGCGTTAAATGGAAGGTCCTGCTGAAGGACTACAGCGAGCGTCGCGTGTTTGGTGGGGCGGCCCTGCAGGTAGAGGGCATTTCGCGCGCCACGTACCTGGCCGCGCCCTACGCGCGCACCCGCTCCCTGGCCATCGAGGCGCCGGCCACCGCGCAGCAGATCGCGCGGGCCGAACTGCAGCGCATCGACCTGGACACTGGCTACGACCTGGACTGGAGGCTGACGGACTGGCTGGTGCCGGCGAACAGCTGGAGCTACCAGGACCTGGCCCCCATCGGCGTGATTTCGCGCATTGCGGAGGCTGCAGGTGGCTACGTCAACGCGCACCCTTACGAAAACCGCCTGATCGTTCAGCCTGAGTACCCGGAAGCCCCGTGGAACTGGGGCGCGCTGCAGCTGGACGCGGACCTGCCCGTCGACCTGGTCAAGGTCATCGACCATCGGTTCGAGGAAACGCCTGCATTCAATGGGGTGTACGTGCAGGGCGACCGTAACGGCATCCTGGCCAGGGTGTTCCGCTCGGGCACGGCCGGCGACCAGCTCGCACCCACTGTCGTGGACGAGCTGATTACGCACGTCGACGCGGCGCGCAGCCGTGGCAAGGCCATCCTGGGCAACACCGGCAAGCACTCGCGCATTACCCTGGAAATGCCCATGGTGGCCGACGTCGGGCTGCTGCCTCCTGGCGCCGTGGTGCAGCTGCGCGATACGTCCTATTGGCGCGGCATCGTGCGAGCGACCGATGTGTCCGCCCGCTGGGGCAGAGACAACGCCCTGACCGTGGCGCAGACGGTCGAAATCGAACGACGTTACGGGTGACGCATGGCCACAATCATGACCAACTGGTGGAGGCGATTCCGCGACCTGCTGCCCGATTCGCCGCGCCTGGTCGGCACGGTAACGACCAACCATGGCGATGGCACCGTCACCGTCAGCCTGCAGGGCGGCGGCACGCTGCGCGTCCGAGGCACGGCGACGGCCGGCGCCAGCGTCTACGTACGTGACGGAGCCATCGAGGGCACGGCGCCAGCACTGCCTACCTACGACGTGGAGATTTGAGCCACATAGATTGCGCTCATGGCAGTCTTAACTATGTCTCAATTGCCAGGGGGTCAAGCGCTACCCCAAAGTGTTGCGCGCCGTTTGCATGGTGCAACGGGTTCAATACAAAGGAGGTTGGCTGTGGTGCTTCGAGCTTGTGCTGTCGTAGGCGACAAAACCACGACGGGCGGAACGATCCTAACGGGCAGTGCTGGCCGATTCATGGTGATTAGCGGAAAGCCGGCCGCCCTATGGGGCGACATCGCATCGTGTCCACGGTGCAAGTCGACGGGACGCATCGTTGGGGAAACCTTCCCGATCCAGACAGTAAACGGCCAGCCGGTCGCGCGCACGGGTGACTTGGTGCTGTGCCAGTGTCCGAAGAGACCGAAAATTCTGGCAACAGGTATTGCCAACATGGTGGAGGATGAGGTTAGCGGCACCGGCGTTGGCACGGCGGGCGAAGTCCGGCATCTGCATGACGACCGCGAGATGTTCGACAGGCATTTCCAACTTCTGGACGACGCAAACCAACAGCCGCTGCCATGCCGGCGATACCGCCTAAGCTGGCCGGGCGGGTCGGTGGAAGGTGTTACGAACGCATCGGGCTACACACAGCGCGTGCAGCTCCTCAACCCGGAAGAGGTCAGCCTGGAAATCATGCCGGAGGGGGACTAGGTGCCGGAGATCGTCTATTCCGCCACGTTCAAGCTCACGCCGACCGCAGACCGCGAGGCGGTCAAGATTTCGCTGCTGCGGCCGCGCGGCACGCTGTATTGGGGCGGGGCGGGGCTGGACGGCCCCTATCTGCAGCCGCAACTGGCAGCGTTCAGGGAGGCCGGCCTGAAGTACTGCTTTGCAGGGTTGACCAACTCGGCAACCGCTGACTATCCCGGCTTTGTAGGCACGTTCCTGGATGCGATCCGGTCAGGGTTGGTCGTTCGGTTTCGGGACGACAGTGAATGGACGATTTCCAGCGGGATGGCCGCCGAGGCGTCACAATTTAACCTGATCGGGTACAGCTATGGGTCGCTGCTAGCCGCCCAAACCGCGTGGTCGTATGCGAGGAATGGCCACCCCATCGACCATCTAGTGCTGATCGGCTCGCCCATCGACGGCGATTTCCTCAACGATCTAAAGCGGCATCGGCTCATCCGCAAAACATCGGTAATCGACCTGACGCAGTACGGCGACCCTATCCATGCTGGTATGACGCAGGCCGAGTTGATGGAGGCGGCGCCGCTGCTGGGCAAGCAATTCGTAGCCGGCAAGGGCGAGGGGCATTTCTACTACGCACACGTGGTTAAGGACAGCCCCAAGCGCTGGGCTGCGCTGGCCAAGCAGGTTGCGGCAGAAGGATTGCAATAATGCGCACACGCATTGTCCGTTGGGTTGACGCACTGACCGCCCTGCTGGTGGCCATGTGCGCGGCCTTTTCCGTCTACGTGCTGTGCTTTGCCCACATTGACCTGGCAGCCGTGCGGACAGGGCCGATTGTGGCCATAGGCGGAGCGGTCATCGTCCTGGGGACGTTGCTGGTCCTGCTGGAGCTGCCGCTGGTCCTTTTTGTCCTCGTGCGGCGGCCAGGCCATCGTCTGCGGGTCACGGCGACCATGATGCTGGGCCTCATTCTGTTTGTGGCCAGCATTGCCGTGACGGAGAAATACACCGAAAGCAAGCTGCCGCCCAGACAACCCACCACATCCGCCCCGGCTGGGTGA